TTCACACAGAGAAGGGTCACAATCCTTATGGATCATTCTAATACCCTTCCCCATCAGGAACGACCTCCCCACTCGATGCTTGGAAATGCTTCACTGACTGCCGATTTAGTCAGTCGCTTATATTTTTCGTTAATACGTCCATCCTTAGCAAGAACCAAAAGTTCTGCTTCTTCTGCAGACAGTCCTTCCAAGAGTTGAACAAACATAGACTCACGCTTCAGTGCAGGCAGTTTATCCTGACCACCTTTGAAGAAACGATACAGACCACGATACTCAGACTCAAGACGAGTATGGTCAGTTCCTACAGGTGCATCATTAGGAGTGTAGGGCACATCTCCTTCGGGAAGCATGGAAACAATGCTCTCGTCAAAGTTGATAATCAACAACTGTCGGAGAGCAATGCTATTGTGTTTTTGAAGCAGAGAAATTTTTTCCTGCTTTGTTTTTGCATTAGAGACCTTTCTCAAAATCTCACTAATCAGTAACCTAGAATTACTGTTATCCATTGAACGTGGCATAATTAACTCCTTAAATCATTCGTCGTCTTCCTCATCTTCAAACTCAGTCCAATACTGTGTATCTGGTCTGATGTAGATAAGTTCGTCATGTAACATGTCACCATTTTCATCAAACATTTCAGGATGTGTGACTGATTTTGCATAGGCAGCGTTTTCGATAAAGTCTTCAACGTAACCTTTTGCCAACCAAGAAACGGTGATTCCGAGAATGAATGCGCCGATGGTAACTAAAATTGATAGTGCAATTAACATGGTTTCCCCCTTTAGTTTTTGCGTTTAATTTTGGAAACCAACCTCCTATGTCTTGAACTGATAATATTTAGTTCTCAAATAAGATTGTTCTCTCTCAGATACCGCACAGTTTCTGTGCATCCTCCTAGAGTCTTAGAGTCTAACAGAACTTGGGGAAAAGTGCTACCTGGTCCAAATTGTTTGTAAAAATCATCCCTACTAAAATCCCTGTTCAACTGCTTCTCAGTATAGGAATATCTTTTACCTTCTAGCACCTGTTTGATTTTGGTGCAATAGGGACATCCAGTTCTCGTATATACAATGAAATTCATAATACCTCCAGAATAAAAAAGGGACTCCGAAGAGTCCCAATTGGGTGTTCCGACTTGTAGAGAGACCGCACGAAAGGTCTCTCAGTTATTTATCAGAACGACCAGGTTGCCCCGATCTTGGTGCCGTAACCGTTGTCAGCACCGTCGATGCCACCAGCAAAGGAGAGCTCACCATAGACACTCAGTGCCTCGGTAGCAGCAACGCTACCATAGACCTTACCAGACAGAACGGTGTCAGACTCACCACCATCGGTGACGACGAACGAAGGACCAACCTGAGCGCCGTAGGACACAGCACCAGACTCACCAGCCCAGCCTACGTGAGCGTCTGTAGTCGTACCAGTGTAGTCAGAGCCAGTGAAACCCGAGTTTGCCTCTACGTTAACGTAGGGACCTGCGAGGGCAGCAGCAGGAGCGAAAGCGAGAGCAGCAGCGGCTGCGAAAGCAGTTTTGATCATTGTTGTTTTACCTTTTAGTTACTTGCGGAATGGTTACCCGCAGATTGAAGCAGACTCGACATGTCTGCGTTGGGATAATTATAGCACTCTTAAGAAATGCTGTCAACAGATTGGCGCGAGTAGTTGAGGCACCATCATCTGTTGCAATTCGTTACAGTGTGTAACGATTCTTTATTTATACGAAATTAATTTTCTGGGATTTCGGGTTCTTCTACCTCATGATCGATGCTTTCTTCTTTCACATCGATTTCCCTTTGCATTTTCCTCATCATCTCATGATACTCTGCTTGCCGTTTTCTGGATGCAATAAGAAGTTCAGAGACTTTTTTACGACCCTCATAGAATTGGTCAATATCCAATTGAATGTTTACGATATCAGCAGGATCTACGATGGGTTCAAATTCTGCATCAACATCACCCAAAATATCTTTCAATTTATCAGGGAGATTTTCGTTTTTAATTTTTGGTAGTTCCATTAGACTGTGTAGTATTCGTATCCTGTAGATTGTCTGGTGTGCCAAATAAGATTACCACCGCCAGACGAAGTTAAATCAGTTGAATTGGCAATTTGTAACGATGGAACAGATACTGTCTCATCTCCAGTAGTTGTTGTAGTTACAGGAGCATCGTTTTCAACATTATTGATTTTAAATGTAGCATTACAATCACTGCCGTCGCCATCTTTAAAACAAAGTTCTGAACTAGAAGTTCTTGTGAATCCACCATATCCAGAACCTGCTTCAATGTTGATAGTATATGTTGATCCAGCAGTAACTTCAACTATTCTAGCAACATTACCCGTTGTTTGTCCAGTAGTTTGTCTCCAGGTTTTCCCACCAAGTTCAATTTTTCCTAATGCCTGACCATAAGTATTTGGATTATCATCCCAAGATAATAAAAGTTGAACCTCTCCAGATCCAGTTCCAGTAACAATTAAGTTTCCACTAGTATCAAAAGATGCGCTTATATTTGAAACTGAAGTAGTAGTTGTAGATACTTCTTGGGTGTAATTTGATGATGGTCTTGTAAGAGTCCAGGCAATTCCCCCAGGATTTGCTGCCCAAGTATCATTACTTTCAACAGAATTGGTTACAGTTCCAGCAATCGTATGATTTCCAGCAGTAACATTGTTCAAAGTAACTGTGGAAGAACTAGTAAAGCTAGAAGATGTTAGAACTTGAGTTCCATCAAAAGAAAGAGACCCAGTATTGTCGCATTGCAATTCTAATTCGTAAGTTCCTGGTGTAGGAATATTAACATTCCATTGGGTGTTCTGAGCAATTCCTGCAAGTGTTTCATTATTAACAGGAAAAACTGCATAGGAATTCATAAAACTTGACCACGCTGGATGAGCTCCTGCTCTAACCCAATTGGCAATTGCAGTTGCTTCTGTGCAAGCAGTTCCTCTGCAAATCTTCATAAAGTATCCACCAGGATTTCTTTGCCAATCATATGCTAGTCCTGTGGGATTACCTTCAGCATCTTGAAATCCAGCATCAGAGTTTGTAATTCTGACAGTAACTCTTAGATTTCCTGCAGATAAACTACGGGTAGCAGTATAAGGAGTGCTCAGAGAACCTCCTGCAAAAATACCTCCAGCGACATCAAACAAAGGACTTGTTTCATCATTCAAAAATACTTCTGCATTATCATCACAACCAAATCTAAATGCATAAGTGTCGGTAGCAGGAAGAACTATGTTATATGTAATTGTTTGAGTCTGCTCTGGTAACGTGCAGACTGCAGGATTAACCCAAACACCATATTCATTACCTTCCTCACTCCAATATCCAGAGTTAGAAGTGGTATCAATACTAACTACACCAGTAATCCTAAGTGTAGCGTTACAATCATTACCATCATTGTCTCGGAAGCACAGTGTTTTATTATTATCTTTTCTACTAAATCCACCATAACCTGAGCCGCCAGTAATAGTGGCATTATATGTTCCAACAGAAACCTCAAGACTATTACTAGCATTACCACTTTCCACTCCAGAAGTCTGTGTGAAAGTAACAGTCTGATTAGTTCCTGTAATTGAATACGTTCCTAATGCTTGACCAGCGGTATTTGGATTATCATCCCACTCAAAAGAAAATTGAATCATTCCATTCCCAGTTCCAGTAACAACAACATTCCCATTAGAATCAAATGTAGCATCAACAGTTGATGCCGATTGAACAAATTCGGTGTCTGAAGTTACTGCAAATGTAACAGGATTGGACTTCTGCCTTTTATATTTGGTTACTGCGTTTCCGTTCGCATCAAAAAAAGTCTCTGGACGAATATTAATATCAGGATCAAACGGAGAACAGGAATCTGCACTTATGTTAGGAACTTGAAAATTATCCTTTAGTCCCCATGGAGTATTCGATATTGTTACTCTTGCTTTTGGTAATTCACTAAGGTAAATATATTCGCAATCATATGGATTCCCATCTTTATCAATCTTACATCTTTCTGTGAGAATGAAAGGTGGATATGGTTCGTATATACTTTTTACTGCATCATAAAAATCTGCTGGGGGTGTAGGGTAAGTGTCTCTGAAGGTTTCAGTAGACACCAATGCAGATCTTTGACTCGCAGCAATATCCTCTGGCGCTACAAGGCTATCACAAATAGGTCCAAAGTATCCTTCGGGGTAATAATAAGATCCGCCGTGAGCCATTAAAAAAGAGGGTTGTTACACCCTCTATTTATTTTCAATTGTAAACTCAGTATAGCGAGTCTTCCTGCTCTGCAAGAACAGTTACATCAGAAGTAGGATATGCGACACAAGTCAGAACAAATCCAGCGTCAATTTGATCATCATCAAGGAAGGATTGATCGCTTTGGTCTACCGTCCCACTTTCAAGTTTACCAGCACAGGATGAACAAGCACCAGCACGGCAAGAATATGGAGCGTCAACACCTGCTTCTTCAGCAGCATCAAGAATGTATTGATCATCTTCACAGGGGAAAGTAAATTCCCCTTCAGAAGTTTTAAAAGTTACAGTATAAGACATAATAAGTTAAGTGTGAAAGTTATTTGATATATCAGAGAGCGTTACCACGGGGCAACACTTCTTCAGGGAACACAAAGTTCTCATGAGGTTGGTCAACTGGTGCTAACCATGTGCGAAGACCTTCATTCAGAAGGATGTTCTTTGTGTAGAACGTCTCGAACTCTGGATCTTCTGCTGCTCTGATCTCTTGGGATACAAAGTCATAAGCACGAAGATTGAGAGCAAGACCAATAATACCGATGGAACTTGTCCAAAGACCCATAACAGGAACAAAGAGCATAAAGAAATGCAACCACCTCTTATTACTAAACGCGATGCCAAAGATCTGAGACCAGAAACGGTTGGCAGTGACCATCGAATAGGTCTCTTCTTCTTGAGTTGAGTCGAATGCCTTGAATGTATTTGCTTGCTCACCATCTTGATACAAAGTATTCTCTACTGTAACACCATGGATTGCAGAAAGCAATGCACCACCCAGGATACCTGCTACTCCCATCATGTGGAAAGGATTCAGTGTCCAGTTATGGAATCCTTGGAGGAAGAGGAGGAATCGGAAGATTGCTGCGACCCCAAAAGATGGAGCGAAAAACCAACTCGATTGACCCAGAGGGTAGATGAGAAAGACGCTAACAAAAACAGCGATAGGACCAGAGAACGCAATAGCATTGTAGGGACGGATACCGATGAGACGTGCTAATTCAAATTGGCGGAGCATGAAACCAATTAGAGCGAAAGCTCCGTGGAGCGCCACAAAAGCCCAGAGTC